ATATCATTGAATTATTAACGAAAGCACGACCATGAGGCGTTGAGGTATCAAAATAAGGCTGTTCAATAGCAGTCCACGAAACACCGTGCTTGTCAAGAATGTCCTGCGTATTCAGAGAATGGCGGAGATTTCTGAACCAACGGTCAAGACGGGTGAAAATAATGAGGTCAATTTTACCTGCACGGACATCATCAATGAGGCGTTGAAAGTCGTCACGTTTGAGTTTTTGTCCGGAGATTCCATCATCAATGTATGTATCGACGAGAATCATATTTTCATGGCTATCTATGTATTTCTGCCCTGTCGCTAATTGGTCACGCATGGAATCCCCGTCCTTGACCTGTTTGTCAGTTGAAACACGGATATAGATTGCCACACGGAGCAGAATTTTCTCGACAGGAGCGGTTGTTTTGCGTCGCATTTTATCAACTCCATTCAAAAAAGGTATAAAAATAAAACCTATGCACAGGCACGGTTTTATGATAAAATGAGACTTGCGGGTAGCATTTTATCAATCGTGCTTGTACGATAGATATATGTTATCAAAGAGCGGTTTCCATTGGCGTGGAGGCTGCTCTTTTTTTATTACAAAAAATAAATAACGACATCAAATCGGTGTGGATTTTCATTCTGTACACTTTCCTTGAGAAAGGAGGTGAGCAGGATGAAAATTCTCGTATGGGAAATGAGAACCTCAAAAGGGTTCACATTGATGGAGTTATCGAAGAAATCCGGAATCGGAAAATCTACGATAAACAACATCGAAAATGGAAAGGTGTCGCCGACATTATTTCAACTTGAAATGATAGCAATCGCATTAGGCGTGAACATCACCGATCTGTTTGAATCCGAATACAAATAATTGTATCATATTGCGACGGCATTCCGGCAGCAGGAGGAACGATTTCCATAATTATGGAAATGCACCTCGATATTTCCACAATCATGGAAATATATGATACAATGCAATTCGGAAAGGGGGTGGTGTCTCCCTTGAATTACAAAGAGGCTATTGTTGAAATAGTCGGAAAGATACAGAGCGAAAAAGTCCTCAAGAGGATATATAAGTTCGTTCTATATCTCTACACACATGAGACTGGCAGTTGAAAGACTGTCAGTCTTTTTATTTTTTATAAAAGGCAATCGCTTTTTCCATTAAACGATTAAGAGCAGCGATGTCCTCGTCACTCAATTCGAGCATGAATTTGAAAAGGTTTTTTCGTGCCTCGTCCTCGCCCGCCATGATGCGGTCAATTCTCTCGATGAAATCGTCGTCAGTTTCGACGAACATTTCACCCTCACCAGTAGTCAACCATATATAATCAACGCCAAACTCACGGCAGACGGACTTTGTCATTTGTTCCGTGAGGTTACGATCACCCTTTTCAATACGAGAAATAGCAGTTTTCGTGACGCCGAGTTTTTCACCGAATTTTTCAAGAGTCAAATTCAAACATTTTCTTATTTCCTTTACACGTTCGCCTTGTGTCATTTTTATCCACCTCCTTATTTTCTCTAAGCATAACACCACTAAACAAAAAAATCAATCCAAAAGTTACCAAAGGCAACAAAAAAGTGTTGACAAAGTAGACAGAGGTCACTATAATGTAACCAAAGGAAACAGAATGGAGGTGAAACAGGTGAAAAAAATAAAAGAAAACCTCAAAAAACAAGGTTTCCTTTCATGGTTGGCTCTAATCGTAGCGATTATGAGCATACTTGTAAGATTATTGAAATAACCGAGAGAATGAGGGCAACAATAGCAATCCAGTTATTGAGAACGTATTTCTTGAATGATTGCTTGCGATGTTCACGGAGAGAAGCATCACTCGCATTTTCAAAATCTTCTTTTGACAACATGTTTTTCACCTCCTCTCATAAAAATGGTCGCACATTCATTATACGGCAGGAGGTGACAGTAGGACAAGAAAGAACAGGAGGAAAGAAAGTGATCACAGTTATTTTAATAACAGGAATCGCATTTACAGCGGGCGTTATTGCGGGAGCAGGAGCGGTCGTTGCATGGGCATGGTATGAATCGGACAAACCGGATAAGAGAAAGGGAAAGAAAAAATAGAAGAATAAGCCGAAACGGGGCAGCAGTTGTCCCGTCAGCGTCCGGATGGCGACCGACGCTCTGACGATGGCAAGCCGAAAGACAAAGTCAGTGATACCGTGGGAAACATGGCAGCGGTCGCACATGCTACAAAGTGCGAAGTTGGTCAACAGGTTTTCGATGATTTTTTAATGTGAAAAATCACAACACGGTAGACAACGCCGGAAAGCAGGTGGACGGGATGAAAAGACCGAGAGAACCGCCAGTGCAGAAAAACACATAGAACACTATCAACAGAGGAGGTGTTGAAGTATGACGAGAAATGAGAAAAAGGCAACTATTGAGAATATGGCAGAAAGATTCATGAGCATTTCTGACATTGAGGGAAAATCAATGGCGATCATGGTTATGTCTGCATACGCAGAGGGTAAGGCAGCAGGTAAAGTTGAGGAGCGTCGCAGATGGGAACAGAAAGAGGCGGTTGTAACAACCGCCTAACCGGACACGAAAACAACAGGCAAGAGCCTTTTTAATAGATCGGAGGTGCAGCGGGTGAGTGAACAGAACATCAAGAAATTTTATGAAACATTAGCAAGAATCATTTCGGAGCGTGAACAGGTGAAAGTCACCGTGAGCGTCTCAAAGAAAGAAAAAGCAGCATAAAGACAAAAACGGATGACCGCTGCAAACGGTCATCCGTGTGTCAATCGGTGTCGATTGATATGTTTTAAAACCATGAACATTATATCAAATCTGACACAGAAAAGCAACACGAAAGCGATCTGAAAAGGTTGTAAATAAAAGGTTTTCGGAGGTTTGGGCGACCTTGTAATAGATAGTAACAAGTCTGCGAAAACATAGCAGGAGGATTGTGTCAGATGGCAAGAAAAAGAGGGATGCAGTTTATCCCGTATGATTATGAGAATGCATACAACAAATCAATAGAGGATATGCATGAATGGTTCATTGAGAATTTGTTCAAAAACCGAAAGAAAGTAATATACGCATTAAAAGAAATAACAGCAGGAGATCAGTTTGAAATTGAGATATACCCACAGTTCCGGAGCATGGACGAAGTACCTCCGGAGGGGAGGGCAATCAAGAAAGACAATAACAAGGCTCAAAAGAATCTGAATGATAAAAATGCACGGAAATATGTTGAGAGACTAATCAATGAGAATTTCAGTGATCGTGATATTTGGATGACATTGACCTATGATGACGAGCATCTCCCGCCGGATGGGGATGTGGATGCAGCAATCAAGAATGTGCAAAAGTACATCCGTAGGGTGAATTATCAGAGAAAAAAGAGAGGTCTCCCGAATGCAAAATATGTTTATGTAACGGCGTACAATCCGGATGCGGAAATCAGATGGCATCATCACATCGTTATGGATGGTGCGTTGGATATGGAGACGGTTGAATCCTGTTGGAAACAGTCAAGCAGGAATGAGGTTCGCCGATTGCAGACAGACGAAAATGGTTTGTCCGGTATGGCAAATTACATCACCGAGGAAAAGAACCGTGTTCCGTCAGAAAAGAGATGGAACAGTTCACAGGGATTGAGAGACCCACGAATCAAGGTCGTTCATTCCAAACGTCCGGCAGCAGGAGGAAGTTACAAAAAAATAGGTTCATTCGTTGACCGGATGGCAAAAAATAGAGATTCCATTCCGGAAGTGTTAAACATGTGGTATCCGGATATGGATTTCACAGATGCAAAAGTCTACTACAACGATTTTAACTGCATGTTTTACATACACGCAAGAATGAGAAAGAAGAGGAGAGAAAATGACAAGGCGGGGAATGAAAAGAGTAAGAAGAAAACAAAGAGCGTTTATCGGAGTGATGTCTCTATGTGCCTTGATGATGGCGGTCACTTTGGCGATCGGGGAGGTAAATGACAAGAAGTTAGAGGAATTTAAAAAGAGATCGCAGGAGTTCAATGAGAGCATGGAGAAGATAGACAGACAGAGGGAGGAATCCGGACAAAATGCAATGCTTGAAAAAGCGAAAGCATGGAAAAAGCAACAGGAAAGAGAACAGCGAATACAAAAGGAAAGATACGCAGTTTTTGAAAGTATGTCCGCAGATTGGGGGATAGAAGATATAGAGGGGTTCGTGTTTTATGAATTACCGGAAGAATACGCAAAAAGCGGGTATTTTCCGGAAAAGATGCAGATATACACAAGATGTCTATGCAAACAATACGACGTTCCCTATGCCCTTATACTGGCAATGATAGAGCGTGAATCCGGATATGTGCATGACAGAATCGGAGACGACGGAGAATCAAAAGGATATATGCAAATCTATGAAAAATGGCATGTTGACAGAATGGAGAAATTAGCTTGCACAGACCTAATGAATCCATATCAAAATGTGAGGGTTGGCATTGATTATTTTTCAGAATTGTATCAAAAATACGGAACGATTCAAGATGCACTTGCAGCATATAACTACGGTGAAAAAAGCGTAAAAGAACAGTTGTGGAGCAAAGGAGTGTATGTGTATTCATACAATAGCGAAATCATGCAGAGAATGAAAGAGATTGAGGAGGAGGTCGGGGAATGAGTTTTGATTGGAAAGCGGAATCGAAAGAAAGGTATTTCCGGAAAGCAGAGGAAAAAGTCAAGGCAGCAGGATTCGACGACATTTTGCAAGTCGATAAAACCATCTTTGCGATCGGGAGGGACACGATAAAGGTTCATTTCAAGATGATACCAAGAAGAGGGAAAACAAAGAGGTGGTGGGAGGCAAAAAGAAAAATAAAAGAACTAGAGGAACAGAAACCAACAAAAGACAATTACGGCAGGGAAGAAAAGACGATTTTTATTCACGCTTACATGATTTTAGAAATGGAGGAGCAGGACAGATGAACATAAAATATGCAATGAGAAGTGAGGACACAGAACAAATCAATGTCGTATCATGGGCGAATTGGAACATGAACCGTTATCCGGAATTAAAGTGGTTGTTCCATGTGCCGAACGGAGGCAGCAGAAACAAAGCAGAGGCAGTCAAATTCAAACAGATGGGCGTGAAAGCAGGGGTTTCTGATTTGTGTTTACCGTATCCAAAAGGAATATACTCCGGATTGTTTATCGAAATGAAATACGGAGACAACCGACATCAAAAAACACAAAAAGAGTTTCTTGCAGACATGGCAGCAGCAGGACATTTTGTTGTGACATGTTATTCGGCAGCGGAGGCGGTAAAAGTGCTTGAAGAATATTGCAATCTGACGGATATTTCATCAATCAAGAGAATGTTTATCGAGGGAAAGGAAAAAACGATGATGGCGTTTCCAAACAACAGCATTCTCAAGGATGGGGAAATCAAGGCAGGTGAAAAAAGATGATCGTTGATGATTTCGTAAAAACGATATTGAGATCAGACAGGGTGCGAATTGTACAACAGGGGAAAGACATTTTTGTGGGATTCTTAGCATCGCTCACAAGCGATACGAGAATATACTGCGGAATAAAAGACAAAGAGGTTTCATTGTTTCGTGCAGTTCCGGAAATACGACACAAGCAATGGAAAGAGTTAGGACTTATGAAACCACTTGAACCGGATGAAACACCGGATTTCAGTTTCAGCGATTTGGAGATGAAATTGTATTACACAATTCATATAACAGGAGAATAAGAAGAGGATAACAGGAGGAAAGAGCATGAAAGTTATTGCAGTAATGTCACCAAAAGGAGGAATCGGAAAAACAACGACCTCCGATTCTATCGCCTATATGTTAGGCGAGGAGCAGGGGAGAAAGGTGCTTGTACTTGACGGAGACCCGCAGGGTGATACATCAAAGACGTTCGGAACATATGAACCGGATGGAATCGGAATGAGCGAATTACTTGAGAAACATGAGATTGTCGGAGGTACATATAAAACAGGAGATTTGATTCGACCGACAGAATATTCACATATAGACATCATTCCGGCGAATGGTTATCTCATGAAAACAGACATGAACCTATTACTCAAGCAAGAGGAGAATCAAGTCACAAGGTTGCGTGACGTATTGGCAGAGGTAGCAGATGCATATGATTATTGCATTTGTGATTGTGGGCGATTGCTTGACATGGTCGTTATAAACATATTACTGACAGCAGAACTCGTTATCGCTCCGGTAAAAGTAGGGGGATATGAAATTGAGGCGTTGCAGAACCTTGAGGAACAGATTGAGGATTTAAGAGACATAAATCCAAATTTGAGAATCAAAGCACTTATGACAATGCGTCAGAAAAACAAGACTTCTCTTGATACAGAGGAATGGCTGAAAACGGAATCCGGATTCGACATCTTCTCAACAGTGGTTCGTCGTTCCATAGTAGCAGAGAAATCTACAACAGCAATGATTCCACTCCCGAAATTTTCAAAGAGAGGAATCGTGTCCCAAGATTACAGATGCGTTGTGCATGAATTACTCAAGGAAATGGAGGGGTAGAGCGTGGAAAACGATGCAATACAAATCCTTGAGTTATTCGGAGGAATTGGGTCGCCACGATGTGCGTTGAGAAATTTGAATATTCCAACCAAAGCGATTGATTATGTGGAAATCAATGAAAAGGCAGTGCGATCGTACAATTCGATGTTCCGTGAAGAATTAGCATATAAAACGCAGTCAGTTGTAGGATGGAATCTAAAACCGGATATTTTGATTCATGGTTCTCCTTGTCAAGATATGAGTATTGCAGGACATCAAGGAAAAGCAACGGGAGAGGGTAGAATCAACAGAGGGAAAGGTTCAGACGAGGGAAGTGGAACACGTTCATCCCTTATGTGGGAGACAATACATATCATCGAGAATATGGGAGAATGGAAACCTCGATATGTAATTTGGGAAAATGTGAAAAATGTGAAATCAAAGTATATGAGAAAAAATTTTGACAGGTATATGGTCGAAATGGAACGACTAGGATACACAAACAATTTCGAGGTGTTAGATGCAAGAGAGTTCGGATTGCCACAAGCAAGAGAACGAGTGTTTACGGTATCTGTTTTAAATGGTAAAAAATTCGAGTTTGACGACCTAATAAGAACCCCGATGCGGAATTTGCAGGAGTTTCTTGAAAATAATAGCGATGTTCCGGAAATTTACGATGTGACACAGCCGTCCGTCCTTTCATGTATCGGGGAAAAAGGAATCCGGAGAGCAACGGTTATTACAGATTATGCATATACAATTACGACAAGGCAAGATAGAACACCCGCACAAGTAATTGACAGAGGAGATGGGCGATATCGTTATTTGACAGAACGTGAGTGTTGGCGTTTGATGGGATATACCGACGAAGATTTCGACAGAGCGAAAGAAGTTCAGCAGAGGAACGGGAAATATTACAAAGCATTATACGATCAAGCGGGAAACAGCATAGCCGTCCCAATATTTGAGAGTATATTCAGAAAAATCATTTTGAATGAGGTCGCATAAGACCGGAAAGAGAGGAAAACACATGGGAGAAATAATCAAAACAGCACCTTGCAGATTTTGCGGTCAGATGGTGCAGATTGAATCAGAGGAACAGTTGACAAAACCACAGGAAGAGGAAAAGGCGACGATGACATGTAATTGTTCGGAGGCTGTCGAATATCAGAAAGAAAGACAGAGAAAAGAAAAGGCAATGAAAAATGTGTCAGTTTTGTTCGGAGAGGATGCATCACCGGATAAAAGAGCAGGAGAGGGTATTGTGAGTATCCTGCGGGCAGCAGTAGAAGAGATTTACACCGGAGGACTGGCAAAGGTCACTTTAAATCTCCGAGGGGGGGTTAAAGCCTCTATTTCTCAAAATGCAAAAGGCGAGATTAATGTAGAGCGTACAGAAACTAAAAAACAGAAATTGACGGAATAAAGGAGGAACGAACATGGCAGCAGGATTCAGCGTTAAGGACGCACTCAACAAGAACAGCAAAGCGGGGATTGATGAATCTCCGAGAGCGAGATTCCGGACAAAGGACATTTCGATTTTTAAGATGTACCGGAATGATATGAATTTTTACAGTATAGAGCAAATCGAGGAACTGGCAGGAGACATCCTCATGTATGGACTAAAACAGAATCTCGAACTCGTATATGCACCATGCGACAAGGGAGAATACAGAATCGTAGCAGGTGAAAGACGATGGGAGGCTCTCAAGTATCTTGTATCAAAGGGATATAAAGAATTTGAACTTGCAACAAGTAAATTAACAACACCACAGGACGATGATGAGGAACAGGTTGAAATCATCATTGCAAACGCATACAGAACAAAGACTATTTCGGACATGATTGAGGAGGAATCAAGGCTCAAAGCGTCTCTTGAGCGTATGAAAGCAGCGGGAAAGAAAGTGAAAGGCTATGATCTACAATCCGGACGATTAAGAGAAGTGATTTCCTCAATGTTGCACATGAGCAAAACAAAGGTCGCTCAAATCGAGGCAGTCAACAACAATCTGATTCCGGAGTGGAAAGAGGAACTCAAGGGAGAACGCCTCACATTTTCCGCAGCCTATGAATTAAGTGGGATGACAGAGGACGAGCAACGGGAGGCATTAGGGAAATTCGCAGAGATGGGAGAACTCACACACAAAGATGTGAAAGAGATGAAAGAGGCAAAGGCAGAAAAAGAGCAGCAGGGAACGCCTCTATCATATCATGGGGAAATCATCGGAGAACCGGAAGTGCAAGTGTCAGAATCAGACACTTTAGAAAGCAACATGAATCCTCCGGAAACAAGGGCGGGGGATGATTATGAAACGCCACATCCGGAGGGAATCACATCGCTTTGTTATTCGTGTACAGAATATGAGACTTGCAATGTTAAAACAGGAACATGTACAAAGTGCGATCAATATAAAAACCGGAAAGAGGCATACAAGACGGACGAGCAGAGATATTCAGAAGAACAGGATTCAATCGACCGTGAAACTGCAAAGAAACTTCGTGAGATGCAGGACGACGAGAAAATGCAGAATTTACCGAGTGATGCATCCGACAAAAAGAAGTTCATAAGAATGTCAGTAGACGGATTTGAGAGAGTGGTAAATGGTGAACAGCAGTATATCATCACAAAGAATGACGGTTTTGCAGTAGGACAGGAAATCACGATCGGAGAATTTTCGGAGGGCAGAGCGACCGGACGTATGATTGAAATGAGAATCTCATATATGGACGATGACAAATCATCCTCTGCACTTGAGAACGGATATTGCGTCTTGAATGTGCTTGAAACATACATCAAGGAGCAGGAGGCAGTAGAAAAATGAAAGTAGGACTTGTTGACATAGATTCGCACAATTTTCCGAATATTCCATTGATGAAAATATCTGCATATCACAAAGAAGTGGGTGACGAGGTTGAATTTGCGACAGCCGGAACGAGATTTGACAAGGTTTATATGAGTAAAATATTCACTGAATCAAAAGAACCGGAGGGAATCAGCGGAAAAATCATTGTAAGAGGAGGCAGTGGTTACGATCTTGAAAACAAACTACCGGAAAAAATCGAACACATTTATCCGGACTATTCTTTATATCCGGAACTGACGAAAGACACAGCGTTCGGGATGCTCACAAGAGGGTGTCCGAGATGCAATCATACATACTGTATTACACCAAAAAAAGACGGATGCGTTTCCCAAAAAGTTGCTGATCTATCAGAGTTTTGGAGAGGACAAAAGAAAATCGTGCTATTAGATCAGAATATCCTTGCTTGCAAAAATCGGAGCGAACTCCTGCAACAATTAAGGGATTCCAAAGCGACGATCGAGTTCAATGGTGGAATGGATGCAAGGTTTCTCAATGACGAGGTGATTTCGATGCTACGAGGAATCAAAGTGAAAGACTATCATTTCGCATGGGATGATCCAAAAGAGAACCTTGAGGCAAAGTTCCAACAGTTTAAGGAAAGCGGTTTGAAAAATCCGGACAGATGCAGAGTTTATGTTTTGACGAACTTTTGGAGTACGATCGAGGAGGACTTGCATCGGATTTACACACTGCGACGAATGGGGTTCGTACCGTATGTGATGATTTATGACAAACAGAAATTCGTTGATAAATTCGGACGATGGCTACCGGATGTAGCAAATCGGTTCACAAGAGAGAAAATGATTCATTTCAAGATATGTCAGCATATGCAGAGGTGGAGTGCGACAAAAGGGATTATTAAACTATGTCCGGAATTTGAAAATTATGAACCGTTGAAGAAATGGAGAAAAGGCGGTTGCAAAGTACCGGAGACGATTATCAGATAAAGGAGGAAAAACAGAATGGGTGACATCAGACGAGGAGAAATATTCTATATAAGCCGAGGGGGGGCAATAACTGGACATGAACAGTTTTCAGATCGTCCGGCGGTGGTAGTCAGTAACGATGCAGGGAATGAAAAATCAGAAGTAGTTGAGGTTGTATATTTAACAACACAGCCGAAAACAGACCTACCAACACATGTGACAATACGCAGTACCGGAAGAATATCAACGGCATTGTGCGAACAGGTTACATCGGTATCAACGGATAGGGTAAACAATTATATAGGGCAATGCACAGAAAAAGAGATGGAAAACATCGACATCGCTCTCATGATTTCTTTGAGTTTAGACACGGGAGTAAAAACATCAAAGAAATACACAGAGACAATCAAAAACCAAGAAAATGAAATAAACGGACTACGGGAACAGCTAAAAGCTGCGAAAGAGGATGCTGCAAAATGGCAGCAGATGCAGAGGGAGCAGAAAATAGAGGAAGAACCGGAGAGTGCGACAATAGCCAAAGATTTAATTCGGGCAGAGTGCCAAAGAGACACATACAAGGTTATGTATGAGCAACTACTAGAAAAATTAGTGAATGGAGGAGCAGCATGAACAAAAGTGGACTAAAGGCAATATTTATCAATGCAAAGGCAACGAGTGCGAAATACATAGGAGTGAGCATTCAAACAGAGGGCAGCAGTCAACCGGAAATCATCATCAATCCGAATATGAATTTTGATGCGAAATTCAATTATTACATGGAGGCATACGATGACGATTTGATTTTGATTGCAGCAAAAGGGAAAAAGGACATCAGAATCACGGCAGCAGGACAGGGAAACAGTTTCGAGGACATCGAATGCCAGTTGATCGGAGAACAGGGAAAAGGTTGGAGAGAACTAATTGCATCAGCAATCGACCACGCCTATGAAAAACTGATTGCGACCACACCTCCAACGTCAGAGGAGGAAAAGACGCATTGCGAAATGATAAAAGAGGCAATCAAGGGAGCGTTCATCAATGAGAGTAGGACGGCAGCAGAGGCAGACTTCATCAAAACACATATCGTTGATTATGAGAAAATATTCGATGTCTGCATGAATGGCGATGATCTTGAGTTCAAAAAAGGACTTGTCAGATTGCAGAAAATGCAAAACGAATATGTTATGCAAAGAGAAAGAGATTAAAGAAAGGGAAAAAGAATGAATAAGGTTGTTTTAATGGGGCGACTAACAAGAGACCCGAATATAAGATATACACAGGCGAACAGTTCACAGGAATCCATGTGTGTGGCACGGTACACATTAGCAGTTGACAGGAGAGGTTCGAGAGACGAGCAGCAGTCAGCGGATTTTATTTCATGTGTGGCATTTGGTAAAAACGGAGAATTTGCAGAAAAATATTTGAAACAGGGAACAAAAATTGCTGTCACTGGCAGGATTCAGACAGGCTCATACACAAACAGAGACGGTCAAAAGGTATATACGACCGATGTTGTGATTGAGGAACAGGAATTTGCAGAAAGTAAAAAGGCAGCAGGGCAGCAGGAAACAGGTAATGCAGGATACACAGATGCAGGAGACGGGTTCATGAACATTCCGGACGGAATCGACGAAGAACTGCCTTTCAGCTAGAAAAAGAGAAAGGATGTGAGGAAATGGGATTTGTAGAGGCACTAAGAGAGTTAATCGAAAAATTTCAAATGAAAGGCAAGACAAAAACGGAAATTTGGAATATTGTCAAAACGGCAGCAGACAAAGCCACGATAAAGGGAGAAAATAAAGCGAAAGGAGAGTTTGAAAAACCAATACTTAAAACAGACAGCATAGATGCGTTGACATATGCGATTCGGAAAGCAGGAATCACGATGCAAGATGTAGCAAGAGCAACGGTGAGAATGAGCAAGAGGAACGAACACCGACAGACAAATAACTGGCGTAAGATGCACGGAATGCCAATGAGGAGAAAAGTGAAAGAGGGGAGAAGAGATGCAGGACGAAAAAGAACAGACTGTTATTGAAAAAACGGTGATATATCTTGAGAATTATCGTGAGATGGAACGCTATATAAGAGAGGCGGTGTCAGAGACATCGCAGATTCCGGATATAGACAGATATAATATATCAGCGGAAAAAGCATTCCTGCAATCGGTCAGAGAATGCCGTGCAGAAACAATCATTCTCTTTGAACATTTGCGAAAGGCTCTCGCATCATTGAAAGAAGATACGGAGGCAGCAGGAGAGGGATATAAGTATGAGGCACTTGAGGCGGTTTATATACAAGGTAAGACATACGAGGACATTGTAAGAGAGACAGGATGCGGACGAAACTCACCGAAAAAATGGTGCAGAGTTATGATTCAAAGATTATCAATCAAGATATTTGGTGCAAAAGCGATTGAAAATGATAAAAGTGGGGTGAAAATAGGGTGAAATGAGGGTGAAATAGGGGGTAAAAAGTGGGTGAACAAAAGGAAAAATAAATGTGCTAATATGTTAGCGTGAACAGTTGAGACGAGCGATTGCAGAAATGCAGTCGCTTTTTTCTTGTCTGTTCGCCCTCCTGTTATATAGCGGGCAGATACACGGTTATGTGTGGATACTGCCCGCCTCTTGTGGATAACATAGCAGGAATATAAAGCAAGAGAGGAAAGCATAAATGTTGTTAAAAACGTGCAGGTGTGGAAAGGTGATTCCACAATCAATGAGGATGTGCGAGGAGTGCGAGCAACGGCAGCAGTCAAGACACATGGAATATAATAACACACGGCGAGATAAGAAAGCAGCAGAGTTCTATATATCAAAGGAATGGCGGGCGATTAGACCGGTAATTATGAGCGTGTTCGGATATGTGGATATATATGCATTGTATGTAAAAAGCGAACTTGTGACACTCAAAGAATCAGACCCAATACATCACATAATAGAACTTGAGGAGGACTGGGAACAACGTCTCAATCCTTTCAATCTCGTACCTCTCAGCCACGACACGCATAACAAAATAACTGCTCTATATAAGCAGAGCAAAGAGAGCATGAGAGCAACGCAAAAGCAGTTGAGATCACTGATTGAGTACCACTTTCGAGACGCAGGGGGATACAGAAAAGTTTTGTGTGATTCGTTTCTAGTCGCACCCCCTCTTTTCTTTGGAGAAAACTCCCCACGAGAAATTCAGTAAATAGATACATCCGAAAGAGGTGTCAGAATGTGACACAAAAAACTGAAATGGTGATGGAAAGGAGGTTTGTTGCATCATGGCAGGACAAAGACAACCAACAGATTTGGTTGTTATGAACGGGCGAAAGCACCTCACAAAAGCGGAAATTGAGGCAAGAAAAAACGCCGAGGTTGTAGCACCGTGCGACAAAGTGAAACCTCCATCATATTTGACGCCGGAACAAAAGAAAAAGTTCCGGAAAATTGCAAAAGAATTACTCGAAATAAAACTGATTTCAAATCTTGATTGCGATGCACTGGCAAGGTTACTCATAGCACAAACACAGTACATTGAAATTACGGAGCAAATCAGAGCAACTCCATTGATGGAGGATGTTCCGGTTTATGAGACACACAAAAATTCGGACACGGGAGAAAATGAACGTGTGCAGGTCGGTACAAGACAGGTCGTGAACGGTGAGCGTGAGCGTCTCATGATTATTCAAGATCGCTGCATGAAACAGTGTAGGCAGGGAGCATCAGATTTCGGGTTGACTGTCTCCTCACGCTGCCGTTTGGTAGTGCCGAAACCACAGCAGCAAAAGCCGGAGAATAAATTTGCGAAATATGCAACGTAACGCATGGCGAAAACGGGAGAAGTAAAAGACCGCTGCACACAATATGCCATTGACGTCGTTGCAGGAAAGATTATCGCCGGAGAACTTGTCAGATTAGCATGTCAAAGGCATCTTGACGATCTTGAAAAATCAAAAGCAGCACCGTACAGATACTATTTTGATGTTGAGAAGTCCGAGGAAATCATCAATTTTGCAGAGGAATTGACGATTGCAGAGGGTGAAGAAAACGAACATGTGACAGCGTACCCGTTTCAATGTTTCATTTTAGGGTCACTCAACGGGTGGAGAACGAAAGAAAAGTCGTACAGACGATTCAGAACGTCCTATGTGCAATTAGGCAGACAAAACGGAAAGTCGTTCATCAACGGAATTTTAGCATGTTACTACGGCAATTTTGACGGGTACAAGTACGGAAAAATATTCTGTACAGCAACAAAGCAAGATCAAGCGAACATTGTTTTCGATGAGGTTGCAAAATTCATAAATTCTGACGAGGATTTGTCGGAATGGTTTAAGGTACACGATCACAACCATACGATTGACTGTTTGTTGACACATTCTGAAATCAAAGCGTTATCCGGCGACACAAAGTCACTTGACGGACACCGTGCATATTTGGGAATTGTAGACGAGTACCACGCTCATAAAACGAATCAGATGTATAAGCTGCTTGAGGGTGGAATCAAGAAACTCAAGTCAGCGTTGATTTCGGTAATCACAACAGCAGGGTTCGACCTAAAGTCACCATGCTACAAGCTATATGAGTATTGCTGCAATTTATTAAAAGGTGTTTTTGAAAATGACAGTCAGTTTGTGTATATCGCACAGATGGACGAACACGATGACAGATACACGCCGGAGAACTGGATAAAAGCAAACCCGATTCTCGAATTTGATAGGGACGCACTTGAAAATCTCATTCCGATTGCACATACTGCCCGTGATATGGGCGGGGAGGATTTGCGAGATTTTCTTGTAAAGCAGTTGAATATGTGGATGCAGTGGTCAAATTCACTGTACATCAAGGACATTGCAAAATGGAAATCGTGTGCAGTTCTAAAATCACTCAAGGATTTCAGAGGGGCGAAATGCTATGTTGGCGTAGACCTATCATCCGGAGGGGACTTGACATCAATCGCAATCGTGATTCCGTTCATGGTGGAGGACACGAAAAAATATTTTGTACACACACATTCATTCATTCCATCGTCAAGAGTGGATGAACACATAAAGACAGACAAAGTACCATACGACGTATGGATTGAAAAAGGTCTTGTTACAGTAACGGAAACGTTGGGAGGAATAAAGACCGATTATAAATATATCATCAGATACCTTGAGGATTTGGTGAGAGAATACAATCTCAAACCGCAGTTAATTTGTTACGACCCGCACAATGCATCGGCGTTCTTATCAGATCTTGAGGCGATGGGATTTGATTCAATATCTGTTACACAGACGGCAAAAGAATTGAACGATGCGACTGTTGATTTTCGCCTTGAGATTTTAGCGGGCAACGTAGAGATCGAGGGGATGGAAGTCGGAAAAGCAGGAAACAAGATAGTTGTTCCGGTGGACAGTCTGCTTGTTTGGTCTATTGCAAACGCAAAGACTATCTCAAACAACTACGGAGAAATAAAAATTGATAAAGACATTACGACAGAGCGTATCGACCCGATTGACGCTATCATCGACGCATGGAAACACGCAATGAAAGAGGAGTACCGTCCGGATGTAAATGAAACTGTCAATGAATGGCTTGAACAATATGAAAAATACATGAAGAAAGGCGGTGAGAAATAAATGAATCCGTTTCAAAGATTAGGGGTAAAAATTTCAAATTGGTGGAAAGGTACACCACAGGACAGCGGAGGTCAAATGACATTGAACTCACCGTCGTTTCTTGAACGAATCGGATTAAAAAGAAAAGGAAAACCGACATCAGAGGTCACATATTTCACATGTCTCAAGATGTTATCGGAGACCCTAGCAAAAATGCCTATCAAATATTATCAGAAAACAGACAAGGGAATCATTGAGGCAGAGCCGACGGACACATCGAAACTGCTATCAAAGAGACCGAATCCGTTTATGACACCAACTACGTTTTGGAACACAGTTGAAATCAACAGAAACCATTACGGGAACGCTTATGTGTACATGAGAAAGAAATTCATCCGCAAGAAATACGGTGGCGAAATAAAGATCGTTGACTTGTGGGTGATGCAATCGAATTGTGTGCAGATAATTGTTGATGATGCAGGGATATTCGCAGGAACGGGGCGTTTGTGGTATGTCTATACAGACCCGACGTCAGGTCGTCAATATGTATTCAGTACAGACGAGGTGATGCATTTTAAGACGTCGTTCAGTTTCGACGGAATCACAGGACTACCAGTGCAGCAGATTTTGAGAGATACGGTTGCGGGTGCATCAGAATCACAAGCATTCATGAACAATTTGTACGAAAGCGGTCTGACAGCAAAAGCAACACTCGAATACACAGGAGAGTTGAATGAAAAGGCAAAAGAGGCACTTATCAAATCGTTTGAGGAGTTCGGCAGCGGGGCAAAGAACACAGGGAAAATACTACCTGTTCCGTTGGGGATGAAACTCACTCCTCTTGACATCAAACTGACTGATTCGCAGTTCTTTGAATTGAAAAAATATAATGCCTTGCAAATCGCCGGAGCGTTCGGAGTGAAACCGAATCAGATAAACGATTATTCAAAATCATCATATAACAACAGCGAAATGCAGCAGCTATCATTCTATGTGGACACAGAACTGTTTATCATCAAGCAGTATGAAGAAGAGATTAATTTCAAAATGTTGACGGATGAAGATGAGGACAACGGATGTTATTACAAATTCAACGAAAAGGTACTGTTCCGCACTGATTCAAAAACACAGATGGAATATTTGAGAAATGGTGTCGGGGGAATGATTATAAAACCGAATGAGGCAAGAAGAAAACTCGACATGGAAGATGCGGAGGGAGGCGATGTTCTACTTGCAAACGGTAGCATCGTACCGCTGACAATGGCGGGTGCAGCATATTTGAAAGGCGAACCCAAGCAGGAGGACGCCGATGAACCGGAGCAACCGGATGAAGAAACAGAGCCGGACGCAGAGAATCCGGACACAGGAACAGAGCCGGACGAAACCGACGAGGAAGAGGACGAGGACGAACAGGAGGGAGGTGAATGATAATGGCAAAGAAAAGACGTTTTGATTTCACGAAGAAAAACAAACGCAGTGGGAAAATTGAAAATGTCGGCTATTTGGATTTAGAGCAGGACGAGGAGCAGAGCAGGTGTTCCTTGTATTTCTACGGCGATATAGTATCGGCGACATGGCAGTCAATGTGGTACGAGGAAGATAAATGCCCGCAGGACATTGCAGATTTTCTCAATCAGTTAGATGGATATGAAGATATTGACATATATTTCAATTCCGGAGGTGGAGATGTTTTTGCAGGATTGGCAATCTATAACCAGTTAAAGCGATACGATGGTCACAAAGTAGGATATGTCGATGGAATGGCTGCGTCTATCGCATCAGTAATCATGTTCGCATGTGATGAACTACATTTTGCGACAGGGGCACAAGCGATGATTCACAAACCGTTATGTATGGCATATGGAAACGCAGACGATTTCAAGGCAGTAATAAAGCAGTTGAATCTTTGCGAGGATTCAATCCTTGATGTCTACATGGAACATGTGCAGGAGGGTGTCACAAGAGATAATATTCAGACACTCATGAGAAATGAAACATGGTTCGACAGTAAGAAGATGCAGCAGTATTTCGGTGTTGAAGTTGATGAAAAGGCAGCAGCGACAGCATGTGCATCCGATTATTTTGAAAAATACAATAATATTCCGGAGGAACTCAAAGGAATTGACACAAAAGACATTGTCGATGCAGTGATTGCAGAATTGGAAAACAGAAAAGACGTAGCAGAGGCAGAAAAACAGGAAATTTTAAGTGATTTATACCTTTATGGTATGTAAGAAATGGAGGAAATAAGCATGAATAAAGAAATGCAGAAGTTGTTGAAACAGATTAATGACAAGAAAAATGAGGTCAAGAGCCTTGTAAATGATGGAAAACTCGATAAGGCAAGGGCAGCAAAGGAGGAACTCAAGGAGTTGCAGAACAAATTTGACCTCCTCTATGATTTGGACGATGACGAGAGGGAAAATATTGAAGATAAATTCAAAGAGGGAACTGCAAAACAGATCGGTGGCGAGAAGAAAACGGATAAAAAGAACATTGTAAAAGCGTTCGTAAATATTATCAAAGCCGGATTCCTGCATACAGAACCGGAAGAGGCAGACATGAAAGTGTACAAGAATGCACTCACATCCGATACATCCGACAAGGGAGAGGGAAAAGTGGGAATCGGAGTGACGATTCCGGAGGACATCCGAACGGATATTATTGAATTGCGTCGTTCATCTGACAACCTCGAACAGTATGTCAACGTTGAGGGAGTTGTAACAAAGACGGGAACACGAAACATTGAAGTTGATGCGGAATCAACACCATTTGACAATGTGGACGAGGCAGCGGACTTCCCACAGATGGACGAGCCGGAGTTTTTACCGATTGAGTACAAGGTAAAGAAAAAAGGTGGAATCCTCAAGATGACAGCAGAGTTACTTGAGGACACAGCAAGCAACATCATGGCGCACATCAATAAATGGGTTGCAAAAAAGACAAAGGCAACTCGTAACGCAATGATTCTCAAGGTGTTAAATGAAATGACAAAGGGGAAAGAGGTCACGGTGGAGAACCTCGACAGCTTAAAGGATATTTTCAACGAGCAGTTAGACCCGTCAATCGCAGAATCCTCTATCGTAATTACGAATCAGAGTGGATTCAACTACCTTGACAAATTAAAAGATGCGGACGGCAACTATATTTTGCAGAAAGACCCGACAGCAGCAACAAAAGGAAAAATGCTTTTCGGTGAATATCCTATCATCAAACTGTCAAAGAAAACTCTTGCGTCAGAAAAAGTTATGAACAGCGATGGGCATACTGTTGATGGTTACAAGCATCCTATTTTCTGTGGTGACTTAAAAGAGGCGATAACACTTTTCGACAGAAATGTTTTGACGATTGATCTAAACGATAAAGGAGCAGGTTTGTGGGACAAGGACATGACAGGTTTAAAAGTCCGTGATCGCTTTGACGTGCAGCCTGTCGACAAGGGAGCAGTTGTCAAGGGACAGATTACAGAAGTTGTCAACGGGTAAGACGGTAGCAGGGCGGTTGAACCGTCCTGCTAATTGAAAACAGGTGAAAACATGACGGATGAAGAAAAAAAGAAATATAGAGACGGTTTAATCGCCACATGCAAGATATATTGCCACATCGACTATGACGATGACATGGAAATCCTTGAATTGATGTATGACACAACAATGGAAGAAATGACGGAATTGATTCCGAATTTTGACCAGTATAGCCTCACAAGCCGTCAAAAACTGCTCGCATTTATGTCGGTGAAAGAATTATACGACAACCGTGATAAGTACAGAAACGACACAAAACTGCTTACATCCGCTGTGTCCTCTATGCTCTTGAAAGAAATATACGGAGGTGCAACAGAATGACAGGAAGAATCAAAATAATCCGAAAAACGTCAACTGTTATTAATGGGAGGAGACAGCAGGAGGAATCAGTTTTTTATTCATGTTGGTGCGAAGTCAAGAGTTTGGGAACTAATGAAAAATATAATGCGTTGCAGATCGGTCTTGAAAATACGATTGTATTCGAGACAAGAACATGCAAAAAAATGGAGGAAATCAGGCTGAATCTGAAAGAGTTTTACGCAGCGTATAAAGGCGTGGAGTTCAAGATATATGATGCTGCACAGAAGTTAAAAGACGGCAGAAAATATCAGTTAAAATGCAGATTGGGAACGTAGTGTCACAATCTGACACCGGAGGTGATGCGGTGAAAATCGAGATGGAATTTCAAGGCTTGAGAGAACTTTTAAAGGCGTTCGAGGATGTAGCAAGCGACGACGATATAAAAGAGGTTAATCAAAAAATCGTAAAGCAAAGCGAGCCAGTTGTGAAAAATATTATGTCGGGAAAAATCCCGAAATCTGCGGACATCAAATTGTCCGGTAGAGGTTTTGGTTCAAAATCGTCTGTCACATCACATGCAGCGGACAGCATTCCTATAGGTGCGGTCAAAATGAAAGATACCGCTGCATCGGTGGATGTTGGATGGGAGAAGTCGGATAATAGTGAACACTTTTATGTGAAATTCATAAACTGGGGAACAATCTATCGACCTCCTCAAGAATTTATTTATGCAACAGGGCGTGAGGCAGACGCAGAATTACAGAAAATCGCAGAACAAGAATATCAAGCATATTTAGACAACACATTGAAATGAGGTGAGAGCATGAACAGCAGTCCGGACATCATCAAAGATGCATCCGATGCATTAAAAGAAATATCGGACAAAGGGATTATTGTGATGCAGGGGTGGTATGACAAAAACATACACGACAGACATGTAACTTTGTGGGATTTGGGAGAAAATGACGAGAATTTTTCGGACGATAATGCAGAGGGGATGACGCTGTCGTTGCAGGTCACTATTTTTTCAGAGAGAGACGAGATTGAACTTGCAAGGGAAATCAAAGAACTCATGAAAAAAAGTGGATTTTCGTTCGAGGGGAGAAACGGTGACGATTCAAAGCCGGAGGATGGAATCTATATGAAAGCACAAAGATTTTCAAAATTATATGAAACGGAGGAATAAAACATGAATGAAAAAGTAACACAGGTCAGTGACACATTGTCAAAGATTGTAAGGAGCAGAACATGCGGTTGCAGAGATTTTTATATTGCAAAAATCACACAGAATGATGCAACGGGGTATGTTGCAGAGACTCCGATTAAATTGGCGAGAGCGATCAAAGCAAAGGTTGATGAGAAATGGAGTTCTGAAAAAATTTATTCGGATGATGGGACAGAGGAAGTTATCAGAGCATACGAGGGAACAGAGTTAGAACTCGAAGTCAATGCACTTGCACCGCAGGATAGAGCAATGGTGTTCGGTCAGTTGTACGAGAACGGATTCCTAGTGAAAACAGCAGATGATCAAGCACCGGAGTTAGCTGTCGGATGGCGTGAGAGAAAATTGAACGGAAAATACGAGTTTAAATGGTTGTATGTCGGAAAATTTGCAGAGGGAATCAGTGAAGAGGCGAACACAAAAGAGGGAAAACTGTCACCGACAACAAAGAGCATCAAAGGTTCATTCTACGAGAGAAGTCTTGACAATGCATATGAAATTTCGGTCGATGAATCGAACCTTGTTTCAGAAAATACAAAAGCGTCTGAGGCAATCAAGAAATGGTTTGAAAAAGTGCAGGAAAAAGATGCGGGAATGGCGTAGAAGAGATATAACAGGAGGCTATCATGAAAAGAAAAATCATCATCAATAACAAAGAGTTCACAATGCCAAAAATGTCAATAGACGCATATACAGAATATCTTGAACTTGCGGAAATTATTGACGGAAAACAGAGATATTCAAGGCAGGACATCGAGGCTATGGGATTGTTTGTATGCAAAGCATACGGAGATCAGTTCAGCATTGAGGAATTAAAGAATCCGGAGACCGGACTTGATGCAGCAGGATTGATTCTTGAGTTCCAGTTCATCGACATGGGAATTGCAGATGAACTAACAAAGAGAATGGAGAACATCGAGAAAAATTTTCAGAGTGGCAAGTGATACCGGAAATAGAAATCACTTGCAGGGGAGAAAAACATTTCATCAATTATGCAACGGTGGAGCAATACAAAAAATACATCGGTCTGATGGAAAAGAATGACACACAGAAATTTTCCGGAGCGATGTTTTTTAATAAAAAGATAATGCAGGAGATGTTTGGGAACGAATTGTCGCTTGCAGCAATCGGGGAGATTGACGTGATTGAATTTCTGACGGCGATTAAGACGATTCACTTTATCATGCAGAACATAGTGACAGAAAAGATATTGACTATCGTAGAGACAGAACAGGTTGAAAGAGAGGTGTCTGCATTTGATGAATATGACCGTGAAAATGGTTATGAAGAGGAAGAGGAGAAACCGGAGGAAAATCAATGGAAAGTATGCGGTGAAATTGTTGATCGTGTTATAAAAATTGCGATTCGGCTATTGAAGAACTCATATAGTCAATGCATGAAAGAAAACATTGTCACGTTGTTAGAATACTTAAAATTTGAATTAGACACAATCAACGAAAACAAGTAGGGAAAGGAGGCGACCGAATGGCATACGCAAGTGTTAAAATCACGGCAAATTCAAGTGATTATCAGTCGCAGATGAAATCGGCTGCGTCGCAAATGAAAGTGCTGTCTGCGGAATATACGACAGCAGCAACAAAAGCAAAGCTGTTCGGTTCTGAAACAGATAGCCTCAAAGCGAAAGCAGAATCGCTCACGCAGAAAATAACAGTACAAAAAAACATAGTACAGATGAACAGTGAGCAGCAGGAGAGATTGACGAAGAAACTGTCGGAACAAAAAACAAAGCAGGAAGAACTAAAAACAAAGGTTGACGCTGCGAAAGAGGCTTATGAGAAATCGGCAGTAGAAACGGGGAAAAATTCGGAGCAGTCAAAGGCACTAAAAGAGGAACTTGATAAACTTGAAAAAGAGTTCGCAGCAAATGAGACAGCAATAGGAAAGACAGAAACAGCACTTGCAAATCAAACGGCTAAAACAGAAAAGTCGAAAGTTGCCCTCATGAATATGGAGGCAGAACTGAAAAATGTAAATGACCAGTTAAAAGATAATAAACTTGAAAAATTCGCAATGGCTTGTGATACGGCAGGAACAAAGATGGAGAGTTTCGGGAAGAAAATGACGATTGTTTCTGCCGGAATTGCGGGCATTGGTGCAGCGTCTATAAAATCGTTCACAGAACTTGACGAGGGATATGACACGATTGTTACAAAGACCGGAGCAGCAGGAGAGGCATTAGAGGGATTGACGAAGTCGGCGGATAATATTTTCGGTTCAATGCCCGAAGATATGGCGACAGTAGGAGAGGCGATTGGCGAAGTAAACACTCGATTCCATACAACGGGAACAGAATTAGAAAACACATCAAGACTGTTTATTCAGTTTGCAAATATAAACGGGACAAATGTGACACAATCCGTCGACCAAGTTGACAAAATCATGAAAGCGTGGAACGTGGATGCATCACAGACAGGTAATTTGTTAGGTCTACTAACGGCGAAAGCACAAGAGACGGGAATTTCAGTTGACACGTTGGAGGGATACGTCCTCGACAATAACGCACAGTTCAAAGAAATGGGTCTCACGTTACCTCAAGCAATCAATTTGATGGCACAATTTGATGCAAATGGTGTTGATTCAACGCAAGCACTAACGGGATTGAAAAAAGCGTTGCAGAACGCAACAGCCGAGGGGAAATCAATGGATGAGGCGTTGTCGGAAACGATAGGCAGCATCAAGAATGCAAAAACAGAGACCGAGGCGATGCAGATTGCAACGGAACTATTCGGAAAAAAAGGTGCAGCAGAAATGACAAAGGCAATTCGTGAGAACAGAATAAATCTCACAAGCCTTTCAGCATCAATGGAAGAATATGGAACAACGGTTGAGGACACATATAATGGAACACTTGACCCGATAGATAACGCAAAAGTTGCGATGAACAACGCAAAATTAGCATTGTCGACATTAGCAACAACGGCACAGACATCCGCATCGCCGATGATTGAAAAATTGACCGGAAAGATTCAAGATTTGACAAAGTGGTTTACGTCACTTTCTCCGGCACAACAAGAGACAATTTTGAAGATTGGTCTTGTTACCGCTGCTATCGGTCCGTTGTCAATCGGATTCGGTAAAGTAGCAAAGGGAATCTCTGACACAGTAACAACAGGACAGAAATTTGTGTCCGGTGCTGCAAATATAATCTCAAAGATTACGGCAAAAACAGCAGCCACAGCAGCAGGAACGGCAGCAGATACGGCAGGAGTAGCAGCCACAGCAGCACACACAGCAGCAACAACGGCAGCAACAACAGTGACAGGAGGGATGACAGTCGCACAAACTGCATTGAATGCGGTAATGAAATTATGTCCGATCATTATGATTGTAACATTAATAGGAGGATTGATTGCTGCGGGTGTCGCTCTATACAAAAACTGGGACACAGTCAAAGAGAAATTGTCGGAATTATGGGGGAATATAAAAGAAAAATTTAATGCGATTAAAGAGACGATAACAGGAGCATTCACAAAAGCGAAAGAGGCGGTCACGAATAAGGTTAAGGAAATCGGAGACAGCATCGAGAACAGCACAATCGGACAAGCTACAACAAAGGTGTTTAATGGAGTAAAAGACACGGTTCACAATGTAATGACCGCAGCAACAGAGACGGCAAAAGAAAAGCTAGGAAATATGAAAACCGCCTACGAAGAAAACGGAGGTGGAATCAAAGGCGTAGTCGCTGCCGGATGGGAGGGAATCAAAGGCTATTACACAGCAGGATTCACGTTTGTTGACAATTTGAGCGGGGGAAAACTCACAGAAATAAAAAATAAATTTTCCGGAAAAGTTTCTGAAATCAAAACAAATGTTTCAGAGGGTTGGGAAAATATGAAAACAACGGTCACAACAAAGATGACCGAGTGGAAAAACAATGCGTCAAGTAAATTATCTGAACTCAAGACGGGATTCTCGACAAAAGTTTCCGAAATAAAATCAAAATGGTCAACAGATTTTACGAACATCAAGGACAAGGCAACCTCACTCATGGAAACAGCAAAGTCAAATGTTTCGACAAAACTGAACAACATGAAAACGGCATACACAAATGCCGGAGGGGGCAT